TGGTCATGTGGTAGTTGCCGACCGTGCCGGCGGTAACACCGGATGCCATGATCTCGGTAGCGGTCGTCGACGTGCCTAATGTGATGGTGTTGGACGTCGAGGCGTTGAACGCGGTCGTGACAGCGCAGTCGATCGACTCGATGAAGGCATTCTTCCCCATCGCGCCGAACATCGCCCCCGTTGAGATGGCGGGGTCGTTGTAGTTGATCGTCAGCCGGTAATAGATCGGCTGATAATTAGCGTATTGCCGCTTGCTCATGGTGCGGGTCTGATCGACCTGCAGCGCGAACGCAGCGCCGATCGCAAAGACGCTGAGTAGCGCCGCCGCGATGTAACGAGAGTATTTCTTCATGGTGATGGCCTCCTTGCGGCCGATTAAATGAGGGAAAGAGAACCGCGCGAGTTATCGCGCGGCGATTCATTCAGTCAGGCCCTAGTTGTCGGCCACCGCAGCGAAGAAGCCGGTGTAGATTCCCCACTCCTTGAAGTTGCCCGCGGCATTGAGTTTCGAAATCTTGCCGACGCCGTAGCACATCTCGACACCGACGCCGCGGATGAACTGGTAGTCGTCCTCTTTCCTGAAAGTAGGAGTCGGCATCTCGCCCCAGCACCATGCGACCGCACCCTGACCGCAGAGAAACGCGGGCGCGACCTGCGTGGTGCCAGCAGCGCCTGCCGTGGCATAGAACACCGGAAGCCGCAGCGACTGCTCGGGGATTTCCCGGATGATGACGCCGTTGTAAAGAAGATCGCCATCGACGAAGATCGGGTTCTTCAGGTAGCCCTGATTTTCCCGAGCCCGTGAGTTCTGGTTAGCGGTCTTGATGTCGGTTTCGTTCTGGGCGTCGCGGAACTGCTCTTGCCCAACGAACAGAACGAACCATTCGGTGCCGTTTTCCTTGAGCTTGAAGGGACGAATCCGCGGGTTGGCTTTCTTGGCCGACCGCTTCATGCGGTTGACCAGCGCACCCGAGAGCGTCATGGCGCTTGTGATGTTAGTCATCGAGGCCGCGAAATTGCCGGCCACGAGGTTGGCGGTATTGCCGGATCCGATCAGCACACGATCGGCGTTGTCGGTGATCCAGGTGTTGCGCTGGGCAGCGGTTGCGGCATCGAACAAGACACCGTTGACGCGCTGGCCCAAGGCCGAACCGAGACCAACAGGCGCCGACTGCGAGGGGATCGCATAGAGCCCGTCGATGATTTCGTCGCGCTGCTTTTCCTGGCCCCAATCGACCAGACGAGGACGGAATTCACCGAACAGGTCTACCGATGACTTGTTCTGATCGGCCTTGTTGACAGCGACAGCGTGGCGGGAGAAGTCAACCCAGAACCGGGTACCCTGGTTGTCGAGCATTTCCTCCTGCCCGACCAGCGGGCCGACGCCAACGCCTTGTGCGTTGAGGCGCGCGGAGAGCGGGATATTGATCTGTTCCCCGCCCATCTTGCCGCCCTTGTCGAGATCGGTGATGACGCGGATGATCGCGTTTTCAGACGGTCCCATATAGGGCGAATACAGATTTTCCCGGACATATTCCCGGTACATCTGCTTTCGGAATACGATGAGTTTGTTGTTGGTGGCAGTGACTGTGAGCGCCATGTTGGCGGTCCTTTCAAAATGAAGGCCCGCGCTAAAAAGCTATGTTTGCAAACCGGCACTTACACGCCTTGCGGCGGCAGGCTTCGTCATTTTGGAAAATGCTCGTCAGCGCCAGGCGGCGTCGGCGATACCTTGCTGGGAATCATCCATGTCGTTCGGATCGCTCCTGTTTGCTCCAACATTGGAGCCAGGGGCGCGAGCCAATGATCCAGGCAAGCGTGTGATGGTACGCGGTTGACCGTTGTCTCCGGTTGAAGCTTCGCCCCTGAGTTCGGCGATCACCCTCTTGCGGAATTCCGGGTCTTTCTCCATGGCTTCACGCTCTTCCTTACGGATGCGTTCGCGGTATGCGACCGGGTCGTCACCGACGAACGAGAGAACCTCGTTGCGCCTGTGCCATTTCACCAACGCCTCGCCCGGATTGGGAGAGGCGTAGATGCGTTGCACCGTCGATCGGGCATCGGGATCGTTGACATCGAGAGCGTTGACGGCTGCCCATGCTTTCTCGAACGTGTCCTTGTGGAACCCGTGTGCGAGAGCCATGGATGTTTCGACACGCTGGTTTTGCAGTTGCGTGTCGCGCTTGTTCAACTCGGACTGGAATTGCTGCGTGATATGCTCGATGAACCCTGTCGGGTTTTCGAAGATATCAGGAGCCGGCTTCGGCGGTTCAGGAGCCTTCGGAATAGCACCCGGATGCGGTGATGCCTTGATCGCCGCGATTTCCCGCATCAGAAGATCGAACTTGGCCTTGCTATCGGCCTGATCTCTCTCGAATGCGGCCTTGATCGTATCGCGTTCCACCTCAGCGGCGCGCGCTCGTTCAAGTGCTTCCCGATGCTTGCCCGGCGGAACGCGGCCTTGCGGCTGTTCCACCGGTTTAGGCTCTTCGACGGGCTTTTCTTCCGTCTTCGCCGCTACAGCCTCTTCCTCGGGTTCCTCGACGCCTTCAGCGCCTTCGTCATCCTCGGCTTCGTGCTGGCCTTCCAGTCCGTCGCCCATGTCCTCCAGCGATTGATCGCCAGAGGGATCTGAGGCTTCGGTGTCTTCGTTGTCCCACGCAAACCCTGCGACCTCTTTCTCCGTTTCAATCAATGCCGCGGTGATCGGGTCGCTGCTTTCGTTAGCCATGATGAATACTCACTTCTGTTTCGCGTATCGTCGCGACGACGGCAGTCCCTTTAGACGCGGGACCGAATGGCGTTTGCCCGTTTGGTGGTGCTAACCGCAGGGTTTTTAGTTCGGCACCCAGTAGCCGCGCATCGTCTCGTGATGCCTACGAATTAGTTGCTTTCCGCAAACGGGTCGTGGTCGACCGGAATGAAGCGGCGTTGGTATTCGGCAGCGATGGCAGGAGGCAGCGCTATGCCAGCGGCTGCGTATTTCTTGACGATATCGATCAGTTTGTCATTGAATACGACGTAGTTTCTTGAGCCATCGCCAGATGCGCGCGAGCCTTGGTCCAGGTATTTGATGCCGGGGATGCCGGCTTCTCGGAGCATTTGAGCTTTTGCAATTTGGTCATCGCCCTTTGCAACCGACTGCGGTCCAATGCGGTCAAGTTCGTGCTGCCAACGCGGCTTAATTTCGCCGCCAAGCTTAGGTAAAAGTCGCTCATTAACTTTTCTTTCTGCCGGGTCCATGGCCGACAGATTGATTTCGCTATCAACATCGCGAGATGGCCCGCGCCACACTAAATCCTCTCCACCCGGTTGCGATTTTAGTTGTTTAGTAACCGCCTCTTGAACGACCGGATGCTGCTCACTCAGCGGCTTATCCCAATCAAGGAAATCGGCGGGGTCGGCGTTGATGTTGACTTCGTACATCTTGCCGGGATTGTGGCCGGTATCCACAATGTTGTCAGGCAACTTGCTTATGAAATCGTGCGCCTGATCGTGATAATCTGGGCGGTAGAGGTTCGCAATGTTCGGATTGTTTGCGTTTTCTTCCATGCCCTTAACTGATTGCGCTTTTTGATAAAGCACATTCTTAAGTGCTTGGTCTTTGGTCGCGCCGAGCGACATTGCAGAATTAACACTCCGCTGCACGCCCAGCGGCAACGCTTGAAAATCAGGATTTTCCGCTAACTTCTGCCCATCTATCAAAAGACGATTTGCGGGCTTATTGAGCGGCGCAGAAAGACCATCGCGATAACTCTTCGCTGTCCCCTCATTCTCCGCAAAATACAGCCCGTGCCCGTAAGCCTGCGCGCCCTCGCCGGTCCCGATCTTGTCCATCGAAAACGCATCGAAGTCATGCGGCGAGCCGTGATAGGCTCTGATAGGTGTTGCTGCCGGGCCTATCCCAGCCGTGGCGCTATTTGCTTTCCCAAAAGGGCTTAGAGCATCCGGTGGAACGTCGTCCCGAGTTGTCCAGAAGCCTTCATTCTTATCAAAATGCAGACCTTCAACCTTGGAAGGTTCAACCTTTAATATTTTGCCGCCGAAGTCAGATGCATGATTTTGCGCATCAGCCAATGTGTCATAGAAAAAGTTTTGATGTGGATGATATTGGACAAGATCGCCAGCTTCAGGCCAGCGAGCCGCATATTCATCATAGGCCGCGTTGCCTTTGCGGGAATACAGGCTCCGCAGTGGGTCGCCGGATTTATAATCCTCACCCACAACATGATACAACTCTTGCGGAGTCTCACGCATACCCGATTCTACACCACGAACCGCTCCGGAGCCAAGTACAGCCTCTCCCGCCCTTACAGGAACGCCAGCAATCGCACCCGTGCCCATCGGTAGCGTAGCCGCTTCCAGCGTTGGGCCGGGATCGTAATTGCCGGTATCCAGGCTATATTGCGAGTTCTGAATAGCCCGCTGCGGCAACGTGGCCAAAGATGTAATCGCGCCCTGCACCGCTGGATTGGCGAACTTCTCAGCCGCGAACGGATCGTAATCAACCGGCGTCAGGGTTTCAAACGGATCATGATCGACCGGAACCAGCGGCATCAGCGATGAACCAGTTGCAGATATTTGCCGGGCCGGTGCGGATCACTCACATAATGCTTGCCGTCACGCGCCCGTCGTATTCCCGGAATGAGGGGCTGCGGCTGTTGCGGCTGCTCCTGTGGTTTTGGTTGTGGACCTTGCGCGCCGCCTTGCTGGCCGCCCTGCTGCGCTTGCAGGAACGGCGCCATAATCTTGTGCTGCTCGAACAGCGTATCCCTTACGAACTCGGCCGCGTCCATGTGCTGATCGTGGCCGACATTACCGACATTCGCGCGCTTTTCTTCCGCGGTAGCCATAGCCTGATCGGCGCTCGCCAGCGTCTTTTGCGTCTCGGCGGCAGTCTTGGCGTTCTTTCCAGCAAGTCCTTCGACATGCAGACGCTTGACCGCTTCGGCAATTGGATCGGGCGGCGGTGGTTTCGGCGCCAAAATCTGCAAATACCGATCCTTGTCGGAACGAGAAAGATTCGGATCCATCTCAATGAGAACCTGCGGCGGGAACGTGCCGGGCGGATACTTCGTCAGCTTGTCCGAAATATCCTCCATGATCGTTGAGATATCCGGTCCCTGATCAAGCACGATGTTGACGTCAAGCGCACCGACATGATTGACAATCGCCGGCCGCCCGAATTGGTCGACAGACAGTCCATTCAACTGGATGAACTGCGCCAGTTTGTCGTCGGTGTTGACCCTGATCCAGCGCTCCGCGGTCCAATGCCGCTGTACCGCGTTCCAGATCCTGCGGTAGAGATCCAGCTTCCATGACCGATGCGACAGCACGAAGGGTGCAAGTTCCGCCATGCCCGGCTGTCTCAGTAACTCGATCGCCTTGCCCGAGATGTTGGTAATGCCCCCAGGACCGCCCATCGCCGCCAGATCGGCGTTGGCAAAGCCGTCCAGTTCCTTCTTGGCGTCGTCAGTGAAGGCAGCGAACACCGCCACATCCTTGGTGGTGTCCTCGACCTCGAATATCTTGCCAGGATTGATTTCCAGATAACCATCGTGCCTTGCCGCTTCCCTGCGCGCGATCTCGACATCATCGACCGCGCCCTTTTCGGCCTTGATTCTTCGCGAATTCGCCAGCGCCAAGCCCTTCGACTTCCCCTGATTAAGAGCATCCTGCGGCCCCTTGAAGTTTCTCACGAACGAATACCGATCGCCATCCTGATCGACCGCGGCCGAGAACATCACAAACGAGGATTCGCTTTCGCCCCTATCATTGGAGAACGGCGAGACACCTTGATCCAGAAGCACGTTGGCGCAGTAGAACGCCCAGCGCCATTTGCCCTTGTGCCTGTACCAGTGCTCGATCATCCTGACCCGGCGCTGTGCCAGGATCAGCCACTTCACTTCGCGATCCGGATTGGTGGTCAGGTCGCTGTCGCCCTGAAACAGCCCTTCCAGTTCATCGGATTTGTTCGGAAACAGTTCGGCTGCAGCCTCGACATCCATCCACTTCATAATGCCTTCGTAACGGACATCCTTGAAGTTGAAGTCATATGATCTCGGGTCATAAAAATACTCGTCACCGACGACCTTGTGGATTCCCACGTCGGGATCGCCCTTGTCGCCCTTCTGCATCACGATTTGCACGCCGGCAATGGATTCAATACCGGATTGCAGCATGACCGCCGGCTCGATGGTGTCCTTGAACTGGTTGGAGTCACAGACATAGCGGATTGACTGCGTGGCGATCTCCGCGCCCTGTTCGCTTTTCGGATTACGACCGACCGCCTTGGGATCGCAGCGCATCCGCTCGACCTGGCCGACGATACCGTTGATCTTGCGTCCAATCCGGTTCCAGATTTGAACAGGCTGGTGGCGGCCTTCCAGCGTCTTTCGTTGCTTGTGATCGAGCTGGGCGCCGTGGTAGTAGCGCCGGGAATCCTTCTGTTCCTCGATTTCCTCGATCTTGGCAGACAGATAATCCAACAACTGGTTTTTCAGGGTCAAAACCGACAGGAACTCGTCGTCGTCCTCCCCGACGACGCCGGTGCGGCGATCCTCATCCGGGTTGTTATCCTGACGACCGCCCGCAGCGTCTTTGAGGCGCTGCGAACTCCGGGCCGTGGCGTCAGAATAGACGGCGGTGTCGGACATTAGGAACGCCAGGTTGATGGTGGGCCAAAACACAAATCACAAGGGGCTGTACCGTGACTGAAAAGTCTCGATCCCTCGAACTTCGGCAAACCAAAATAAGAGCGCGCGTGACGTATCAGTTCAATGGTCGCGTCCGCCGAGAGTCCGGCGGGAGTGCAGAACAAACCCCAATGTGACAGGCTCATCATATCAATCAGGCCATGACTTTCGGCTGCTTGGCAGCGTCAGCTTCCTGCTTGCGGGCGGCTTCCCGAGCACCCTTGTTCGGATCATTCTCGGCCGCAGCCTTCGCTACGGCTTCCGATTGTTCCGTTTCAAGCTTGGTGCGTTCCAGTTCCTGCTTGTGGGCAAGATCCCGAGCCACAGCCTTGCGCTTCTGACCCTCGTGCCAGGCTTCCAGATTGGCATATCCGAGACCGCGGATGGTCTGCAGGTGATGCGCGCGAGAGGCAACAACTGCAGCCGCGGCCTGCTGCGCCGTCAACAGCACCTCGGCATGGCCGCTGGCGACATTGAGCGGCTGTGCCAGCGTCATCATCTGCCCGGTGACCGGATCATGTAGATGCGCGGCGAGGCCGAACATGCTGATTTCGGTCTCGACCGGCGGCTCGATCTTGAGCTCGCCGAGGTGGGCAATGAGCTGGGCAACGTCTTCCTTGGTATGCATGGGAGTTCTCCTGTTGTCGCCGTCAGGCGATCGGTTTGGTCTTGTCGATTTTCTTCATCGCCTTTTCTGATATGCGCCCAGATTTGGCGAGATGCCGGGCGCGCTTGGATTCGTCGTGCATCTTGGCGGCATGTTCCCCCGCGTGCTTGCGGACATGCCCCATCAAGTCATGATCCTTGACCAACTCTTTCGCCCGCATCATCGTGTGCATGGCGTCTCGAACTTCGTATTCGTCGTATTTTTTCGCCATGGTTCAGCCTTTCGCCATTACCTTGTCGAGTTGACGATCCGAGATCTTGCCGGCCTTGAACAGTTCTTCCGCCTTGCGCTGGTCTTTGGTCAGCGGCTTGTCCGGACCTAATAGCTCTTCCATCTGCTCGCCGGCCTTGTCGAGCGCATCTATCGGCTTATCCAACAGATGCCCATGCACCAGTTCGGCAATGCGTTTGACTTCATCGATCGCCTGCTGCGGCGTATCGCCAAGCGCCACGATGGCGCCGATCTCAGCACATCCTGTCCACTGCGGAATAACGTAGTATTCATCCTCGATCCGGCATAGGTTCCGAAGCTTTACGTTGTCACGGATCTTTTCCGGGAACGATATCTGCATCCAGTTCTGATCGGCCCATTCGGAGATCAAGAGCACTTCCGCGCCCCATTTGGCATTGTATTCCGGCTCGATCACGATGCCTTCAGCGCCGTACCAGACCACCTCGGCCAGGTTCGCCATGATAAGCTGGTAGACTTCGTTTGGTGGCGAACCCGCCCTGCAGCAGGGATCGATCAAATACGCCTTGCCGTCTTCGGTGCAGCGCACCTCGGTCGAAATAAAACCGCGGTACCCGTAACCTTTCAGGGCAGGAGCAAGCTTCTCGTTGACGCCGCGCACTGACTCGGGAAGATCCTGCCAG